TCTCTGCGCGCTCAGCGGCGGCAACCTTACGCTTCTCAAGAGTCTCAATCTGCTTATCAATGAACTCAACTAGTTCATCCTGCTGCGCCTGGTCCTCAACAGCCGCCAGTACCATATCACGAAGCTCCGCAAAATACATAGCCTTAGTCTTCTTTACAGTGTTCTCCATAATAAAAATCTCCTTTTTCTCTTAAAGTATTTTTTGTTTTTATAATTTGTTCTTTCTTTATCTTGCATACTTATTATATCAAAATTTTTTTAGTTTTTCAAGCAGCAGTCTCTTTGTCGCCATCTTTAACCAATGCTGGCATTGATATATCGAATCTCTCGATCAGATAAATCATCATATCTTAATCCATAACTTTCAAGAATTTTCTCAAACTTAGAAAATTCAATCTCAGGGCGGGGATATTCTTTAACGGCATTAATGACAGCATTGATCTTCCCCGCCCGCGTCGGCAGTAAGCCTTCGGCTTCTGCCATATAAAAATAATATTCTATATTCATAATTTAAACTAGTCTCCTAAAATCATATCAAGAGTAATATGGTCTCTTTCCCAATATGGAATCCTAACTAAAGGAATATTGTTCTATTTTGCCCAATCATTTTTTTCTTTATCGCTTTTTTGACGCTAAGCCAAAGAAGGGCCATTTTGAAAAAACTTAGTTTCTTGATAATGCTGTTCTCCATCATACTCAATAAGACGAATTACTTTATTATTAATATCTAAAATTGCAAAATCAAATCTTTTATTATTTAACTCTTTTACGCAATATTCTCTTTTATATAAAATATTATTTTTATCTAAAATAGATGCAATATTCTATTCTCCAATAGAATATCTTATACAACCACAGGATTTAGTTCTTCCTTTTAGCAAACTTTGACTCGCTACTTCTACTATATTTCCACAATCGCATTGACAAATCCATTTTACTCCAGTATGACATCTATTATTACTCTTTTTCAAAACTAATAATTTTCCAAATCTTTGTCCTTTTAAATCAATACAACTTTTTTTACCTTGCTATCGAGCAGATTCAATATGCAAACAACCACACGACTTCGTTCCACTATTAAGACTTTTAGTAGATTTTTCACATATTTTACCACAATCACAAGAACATTTCCAAATAACACATCCAGAAGAATCTCGTTTTAATGTATCCTAAATAACAACTAATCTACCAAACCTCTTCCCGACTAAATCTGTGTGCTTTTGCATGTCATCATGCCCTCCTTTAAACCTTCTTGTTGATAACGAAATTAGTATATTCCACAAGACTGGAACTCAAATACACCATCGGTAATAGCTTTCAACATCTGGACTTCCAAAATCTCATCACCATAATAATCCTCAATTTCCTTCATAGCTTCGGTAATAGTATCTGCCGCAACCACTCCAGAACGAATCTCTTCCTTGCTATCAATTTCATCCCAGATCTTCAACTGATATTCCCAGTACCATACTACGTTTGCCATGCTTATTACCTTCCCTTTCTTTATCTTATATATATTATAACAAAAATTTTGTTAAAAATCAAAAGAGTCTCTGTATCTTTCATATTCATAATCTGCTCGATCATCTTCATAATCTTCTTGTGAATATCTATGAGGACAATTTTCGTAATCACAATCTTCACCAAGCTCGCACCAGGCTTCAGAAGGCTCATAAAGAGTCCCTGGCAACGTCTTTTCATGAATACAGTACCAACTCATATGATCCTCCTTACTCAATCCAATAAACAATACGAATCTGACTATAATCATCTCGCCAATCCCATCCATCCATAACCTCAAGAAACGCATCAACGCGATTCATAAGGGTTTTAAGCGGAGTAGGCATCATAATTTTCTTAGGGGGGTCCTCTTCCTCCCCATTATGATAGGCTTTATCCATAGCTTCATAATCTACTGCCTCTGGATGCTCAAGACAGTAAATATACATATCCGCATAGCTAAACCAACGTGCGGTCGGGGTATAAAGATGCTTTTCTCCCGCATATTCAGTTTCATAGCAGCAGCGATCATAAGCTTCTTTAATCTCAGTCGCAACATTTTCAGGCAGACCGCGATGAATACCCCTCATAGTCGGAAAATCATTACCAGTACCATTATTCTCCACAATAGAAAAAAGATCATGACATCCATTATAAGGAAATAGATCTGCGGGTTCTTGTTTGGTATGGTTATAATTCCACACAATCGGGTGCTGCATTTCATATTTACCAGTATTACGATCAGGCCGCTCAACAAAGAAATATGGACTTCTACTCATTTGTTCAACCCTCCTTTATCTTTCTATAAATATTATAACAAAAATTTAAATGAAAAACAAATAACGATTAATAATCTCGCATCATCTGCTTCATATCACGCTCTCTAATCTTTTCGGTTTTTTGCTTCTTCAAATTTTTCCGAGCAGGAGCACTTCCTTTTTTGGGTTTATATTTCTTACAGATCTGGCATGCCTTTTTGAAACTTCCTTCTCTTCCTTTTGCGCATTCGCCCTCCCACTTATAATACATACAAGCGATTTCTCGTTCTGTAGCCATTTTAATTCTCCTAATCATGGTTTTCTATAATATATAAAAATTAAAATCAAGAAATTAAAGAGTTTTATCCTTAAAATTTTAACAAAGTTAGTCTCCATAATTACTATAATCGAGAATACATGGGGTTTCATTTTTGCGATAGCCAAAATTACCACCATGTATATCTTCCAAAATATCGGGATCTATATTAGCACAATAATATAAAAACCTCTCAACTTTAGATTTCCCATATTTATCAAGACAGTTTGCTATCCATTCAGGTTCAATATAAAACTTTCCTTCATCATACCACTTATCCGCAAGATCTTGAGATTTTCTTGACGGTCTGCGGGTACAATAAGAATCGTTTTCAGGTGTCACTTGCTCTTGTAAAAATATACGAACGCCGCACATTTCTTTATAGAACATAACCTTTGCAACAAAACAATCTAATCCATATGTTTTAAGTCTATTGTATTTTTCGAATTCCGTTAAACAATAATCTTTAGGATCGGATCCTGTTGCCCAACAAAATGGATGCCAATCTAAATTGTCTTCTGCATTCTTACTGATAAAATATCCATTAAATGGAATTTTAATAACTACATTACCAAGATTAGGAGACATAATTACTATTTTTGACATACCAAAACATACAGTTGCATCAGGATCTACGTCACAAATCGCCTCTTGAAAGAATGGAAAATCTACTGGTTCAGAATCTTCATATCCACAGCAGATAACTCCAAACTCTTCTGGCAGAGGAAAAATCGCTTCCAAAAATTCATCTACCAATTTATGATTAAATGTCATTGATTTTTCCTTTCTATTTTTATTTATTTTCATATACATTATATCATATTTTTACAAAAAAGTCAACGGGGAGATTTTTGTCTCCCCATTGACTTTACCAATTAATTTCATAAATCCGATAAGGTGTATATGTGACTTTATATCCATATTCTTTAAGGGTGTAAAGATTTGCTCTACGAATATCACCTCTCCATTCAATCCCTGTATAACCTTGACGAGACGCTACATCGATTGACTGCATAATATATTTTAATTCCGTCTTATCGAGCTGTCGTTCATATCTCTTTACGTTGACTCTTGCAGTTTTTGCTCCCCAATTAAAAAACATATTAACCCTCCACTTTCTTTACGATACACCGAGTTAAATGTGTCTGATTAACTCCCATATATTCATCAAACTTCTTAATTGTACCAGTAAGGTCAACTGTTTCTCCAACAGTAAGACCCATATCACACTTAGAAGTCATCCAAACAAAAACATAGTCTCCAGAAGTAAATGTATATACAGAAGTATATCCATACATACCTTCAAAACCACGGATGCTGTCTACTTTTGCAGTAATATTGCGAATCCGCTCTTTCTCAACTCCAGGATAATAGATAGAAGTGGACGGGCCCTTAAGTTCAACCATCCGCCGCGACACAATAGCCTTGGCATCTTCTTTGAACTCTGCCCATTTACTCTGCGGATTGTAGTTATAAAGTTCATCAAAACTCATCGCACAGAGCTTATATCCTTCAGGAAGTTCAACTTCTTTAGAGAAAAACCATTTTAGAGTGGGATCAAAGCGAGCGCCCAGCTCTTTCAGCTTATCCTTAATTGCAAAAGTATCATCACCATATACAAGATAAGCCTTTTCATCTTCGCCAAAACCAAGTTTCAAAGCAACTTCATGCTTATACTTAGCGGCATTTTCAACAAGATCACGAGCCTTAGCTTCTTTTTCAGCTTCTCTTTTGACACGAGCACGCTCATTTGCAGCCTGCATACGAGTATATTCTTTCTCAGTATAGGCACGAACTTTTTGGATAGAAATGCCAGATCCATTGCAACCATAGCAACGAGTTCCATCCATCTGATTATAAGAATAATGACCAGAGCCGCCGCAACGAGGACATACGCCCTTTACCTTTACATAGAGGCGTCCTTTTTCATTCTTAAAAGGCTCACCAAGGACTTCCATATCCTTATAAGAATCAGCTACAAAGAATTTTTCCATGCTCATCACCCTTCCCTTTCTTTATCTTACATATATATTATAACAAAAATTTTGAAAAAAATAAAGCTGCGGATCCGCAGCTTTATTTCAAAAGAATCTTGGCATTATAATATGTTGTTCATATACATAACATTGTTGACAATCCTCATATGCGCCTGTATTAAGTTGATGATGATATACACATGGTTTATTATTTAGTTTACATTTTAAAATAGGTTTGGATTTGGTAAATTTTTTTCTCTCGATTGAGTCTTCCAATCGTTTCATAAATATCATGACTTGCATAGTCAAGATAATAATTATCAGGTGTCTTAATCTCATAGTAAAATCTACCTGTAAAATGGTTCATAACACAAATTAATTTCCATCCATCTGCGTCTTCCATTACAACAGATTCATCCTCTTCGTGCCATATAACGTCTTCTTCTCTCATATAGTTATAGCTTTCATTTGTTCTGCAAGATCACAATAAAGAATAATTTCTCTAGCCCATCTTTTAATAGTTTTATTATTTGCATTAAGATCATCATTATATCTAAGAATTGCTGCTGCTAATTCCTTAATCCTATTTTCTATTGTAAGCCAAGATGGAGTAACACCAAGTGGCGGCTTTATATTCTTTATTTTCTCTTCAGCAACATTTTCAGAAAATTCTTCTACTTTTATTATTTTGATGTTTTTATCTTCTTCTTTCATATAATTATATCCTTTTTAATTATCGGTAAATACTATTAATATTATTGCGTATATATTTTTTCTTTATTTATTATGTCTTAGATAAATAGTATCCTTCATAATATGCTTTTTCTTCATTAGGTTGAGGAATATATCCACGATATGCATCTAGTTCGCCTCTGTATCTTGCGTACTTCATATCATTTTCCCTATCATGTCTCTCTTGGTCTTCTTCTGTCCATGTATCATTCTCAAAATTCATTATTTTCTCACCTTTCATAAATTTTTATTCATCAACAATTATTTCATCAATAAGTAAATTTAATATTTTTTGAATAAATTCTTTATTTTCAGGAGAAGCATAACCTTCAGTTTCTGCATGAAGAGTATGCTCATTATCGACATATAAAACAAGCTCTCCAGAATGACTAGAGCTACTCCAATTAATTCCTAATCCGCCTTCCCGCATTCTAGCACGGACTCCCCAAACATTATCAATAGAATATTCCATATTATATCCTTTCATGTATTTTATTTTCTAAAATTAACAGCAAATTCATCTCTGTTATATCTATACCATCGTTGAAGATATTTTTTTATACTAGATTTATTATAGTTATTTCCATAAGCGGTATCCCAGCCTTCTTGAAATGACATCATAGTTAACTCCTCATCCGCAAGAGCTAATGAATCAGAAATTATAGTCATTTTTATTCCACCAAAGATAAAAGTATCACCAGGTTTTTTTGTATAACATTTTATAATTAGAGCAGGACGAACAGAAAGTTTATCGAAAATTATAACTCCATATGAGTTTAATTTCTTTTCATCGTTTCGGTCATCAATATATTCTACATATAAATCATCAACTCCTGGAGAACTTAACCACCATGTTCGATGTTGAAGAGGTTTTATATGTTCTTCATATCTTTTATATTCTTCTTCACTTAATAAAGTAGCTTCTTTTGTTCTCATTTATTTTCCTTTTGTTTTATAGATTTTAACCAATTATCTAAATATTTTTTAATATTAGAGTGGTTATAATCATTTGCATGTGGTATCTTATCGTTGATTTGAAATGGCATTTTACAAAATATTGTATCAGCAAGAGCTAGAGAATTTGATATTTTTGTCCATGAGCATCCGCCATAATAAAAATGATTTTCAAAATTTTTACCTACTAAAACTGGACGAACTGCATTTGAAGATCTATTAACACGATCTCCATGTCTCATGAGAAGAGAATTGTAGCCATTGGGATTAATACTTATAACTAAATAATTTGCAAAGCCAGGAGTTTGTGTCCACCAATATTCATTAATTGGTTTATATTATTATAATATCGGTTATACTCTTCTCTTGTTAATAATCTAATTGATTTTATCTACATTTATCTTTCCTTTTCTATAATGTTTTCTTAATACACTTTTGATATAGATATTCATATGCTATAACTTCATTATGCTTAAGAACACTAAGATTTATCTTTTTTATGTCATATAACATCTTCTTTTTTCATCCATGACACCTTTCCCATTCAGTGAAATTAAAAAATTTTGTATATAATAAATCTTCTACTATATTAATTGGACAAGTATCCGTTTCTCCATAACTCAACATAACCCCAAATTCACAATTATGACAATCTTGGTGACACTCTGGATTAAAATCATGTAATAAAATTAATACTTGTTGGACTTGTTCCTTTGTCATATTTTTCTCCAAATAGAAGAAAGTTGCGCCTTAGCGCAACCTTTCTTCTTACCACCACATTGCATCATGTTGCGCAGCCTCAATCTCCCAGATAGGAATCTCATCATAAGGATTCTTTGGAAACCAATATTCTTTAGCATCCAGCATATCCTGATAAGTTACTTCAGGATACCAGTCCTTTCCCATAAGAGCACACGCTGCAAGCACTTCGGGATCTGTTACATCAGAGTGACTATACCAACTGTAAACTCTATTGCGGATACACTCTGTATTACAAGCAATGTGATTAGCTTCCAGATTTTCAACTACCAGAACAACTGCCGCCTCAACTGTTGCATATCTCTTCATAACAGACCCCTTTCTTTACTTCTCTCTTTATCTTACATATATATTATACTATAAAATTTTAATAAAATCAATAGAAGCAAAATATTACCAATTCTGTTTTACCTCAACTTTTGCGTTACAACACTTACTGAAGAAATTCCAAGGCTCTTTAGTAATGCGACAAGCGCGGGATCTGCCTGCGATAAATTTCCCGCAGCAAGAGCAATAAACAGTATATTTATAAACTTCTTCGTTTCCTTTTGTGCGTTCAAGATTAGAATAAACCGCAGTATCATTTGTTGTTCCAATCTTTTCACAATAGAAACGAAATGTAGAATCATGACCATGATTTTCATGGGTAATAGCACAGCTCACATAATGGGCGCACTCATGAGCAATAACAGCTTCAATAGACTCATCTGTAGCTGTTTCAAGCAACTGCCGCGAAATTTCAATCTTAACAGGATTCCAAACTGATCCATGTCTTTTATAAAAACATCTTCCAAGGGTTCTGGTTAGTCTACCATTGATAATAATAGGAGAATTAAATTTAATATCACATCTACCGCAGTATTCTACACACAATTCTGTAATTCTTTCTACTGTCCATGCCATATTATTTACCTCATCTAATTCATAAAATCTTCTGATAACAGATTACTTTTAGGATACTTCTTCCTTTATTTTCTATAAATATTATATCATAAACTTTTTATAAAATCAATAGAAGAAAAGCTTTATGAGTGCGGCGATTGACAAAACGAAAAAATTATTGTATAATGTAGATAGAAATAAAATAATAAAGGAGTGCTATATTATGGCAGAGAAGAATAAAGAAATGGAACAGAAATATGTCAGGGCTATGTTAGAGAATGACTTATTTGCTGTTGTTTATCCAAAAGATAAGAGTAAAGAATCCGCAGAAAAAATGGTAAGAATAATTGATTCTGCCGTTGGAATTGCTGAATTTAAAGATGAAGAAGGCAATTCAACTTGGGGTGTTCTCATTGATAAAGTAAGGGAAGCTAAAAAACATGTTGAACTGAATCCGCCAGTTGAACCTGAAGTAATTGAATGACTGTATCATGTAAAATGACACAATGTCCTTATCATGATGAAAGAGGATATTGTGCCAAACCTACTGTTGTTGGCATTGATTAGATGGGAATGTGTAGTGTGTTATGGCGGAGAGGACAACAAAGACAGCTAATAATACCATTTACAGAAGAGTTATATCCAAAGGATCCGATTACTATTATAGATGCGGAAATCGCGGTCCCTGACGTTATTAAAGAAGAGAAAGAGGAAGCGACGGAGAGTCGATCAGAAGATCTGACAAACGGCGCCGCCGCACAAGAGGATGATTTGAAATGAATAGAGCAGAAAGACGAAAAATGATGAAAACAATTCCTGGATATAAAAAGGCTTTAAAATCTGCAACTGGAAAAGCGGTAGATGATCTTGAAACAATGTTTAGGCGGAATTGGAAAGAAGATGATGAGACATTAAATAATGGAGGAGGGAATTATAATGACGATGACGGAGAAGATGACATCTATAATGACTGATCAAAATGAAATTGTTTCAAGTGTTCAAAAATTGAGTCCAAAAGCTGGAGATGTATTAATGTTTTATATTAAAACAGATGAATATGGAAATCCAATGATGGATTTAGATGTTGTACAAGAAACGGTAAATATGATTAAAAAAATTGTAGATGATAGTGTTTCAATAATATTTTTAATGGATAAGATTTGCCTTTTTTCTATTGATAGCGTGGATACTGCGATAAAAAGGTTGGAAAATTGTATTTCTTACATTAGAGAAGCAGCTAATCAAGTTCCTGATATTGAAAATGGAAATTTCGGAGATCCTGTGACGATTAAGATGGAAGACGCGCAGGACTCGTTTAAGCGGGTATTATAACGGAGGTCGCCGCATGGATAGTATAAAAGAATTAATGACTATTGAAGAAGTTGTAGATATGTTTGGATATAGTTAGAATAGTATTAAGAAGAATTTTAAAAGGACAGCTGAAGCGATTAAGAAAAAATATAATATTGATTTAGTTAAATGTACAACAAAAGATGGAACTCGTTATCAAATATTTGAAGACACAAGAGCTTTAACTATTTATCAGGAAACAAATGATATTTTTATTACTCTTGAAAGTTTAAGTTATGAAGAATATGAATTTTATATATTTTTAGCTATTGCCGCATCTCCTTTTAGTGCTTTTAGGGGTAAAAGAGAAGATTTATTAAAATATATTGGAATTAAAGTTAATAAAAAAAATATTGAAATGTTAAATTCTATTCTAAATATTTTGGTTGAAAAAGAATGCATTGGATTTTAGCAAGATAAAGATTTTATTATTGTATATTTAAGAAGTCATTTAGAAAATAAATATCCTGTAAAAATTGATATGTTGAGAGAGAGTCAGCGAATCGTTGATGAAAATCATAAGAATTTTAATAAAATTTCACAATTAGTTAAAGTATGGGAAGCAATTAGAATCTGTTATGAAAATCAACCTTTTACATATGTGGAAATTTCTAAGATGACTGGGTTGAGTTATAAGCAGATTAGAGATGTAAAAAGATTATTAGAATCAAATGATGTTTTTAAAACAAGTAGGGCTGGATCTTATTTTTTATGTGAAGGTATGAAGGTTGATCTTAACGCTTTTATAAATTAATTTGAAAAGTGGCGGGGACTCTTAAATTAATTTACTAAAATTTAATAAAGCCACTGAAATTGGCAACTTTGGTAAAGATAATAATATATATATAATCTTTACCAATTTATCTAAAATTAGTGGCTTTATTAAAAATTGGGAAAATAATAAGAGATATATTTGGTCTGGCTTCGCCAGACCAAATAGGACGGATTTCTCGATGGGAGAGTGAGAGAAATCGGCTCCGAGAAATCGAATCGAATTTTGGTTAGAAATCGCTAAGGAGAAAAAGGTAAATTAAAAATCAAGAATAGGTATGAGAGGTAATGAGAAGGGGTTAATTAAATTACCTTGAAATCTAATTGGATTATTTAAAAAGTGGGGATAAAATAATTTTAAAATTAGAGGTTAACCGCTCGCATTAGGGGTATATAAAAAATTTGATTTTAAAATTTTGAAAAACTATATGGAACGAAAGGAAAATTCATTTTAAAATCGTATGAAAATAGTTAGAGCAAAGAGCAATAAGAATAAATTAGAAGTATTTGATAATAGACCTTTTGTTATTTAGGTAGAATTATAGTAGAAAGGATTTAAGGTAGAGTTTTTAGATCTTAAGACTGGACAAATAAGTATTTGTTATTATGTAGATCGTAATTTATTTGATAGTTAGTGGGAGTTATGTTATAACATAAATGATAAAGAAGATATTTCTTATGAAGTAGTAAATTATTATTAGGAGTGATAAAATGGTTGTAATTAAAATTGTTTTGTTTATTTTGTCAGCAATAATTATTATAGTTAGTTTACCTATTGTGGGGACAGCATTATTATTTGTAATATTATAGGTTATACAATATTATGGGTTATGGATTGAAGATATGAGAGAGGATTTTAAGAAATTTCAAAAAAAGTTGAGTAAGGAAGAGTATAGAAAATAGTAAGGGTATTGATGTTTAATGCATTCTTAAGAGCATTTGTTGTTATTAAAAGGAGAAAGAAGCGGATTTAAGAGTATCGTGAGAAGTAATGAGAAAAATAAGGACGAGGATATAAATTAGAATATAAGATAAAAATATTCAAAAATGGTGAAGATAGTTTTGAATGATCTTAAAATGATTTAAAATAATTTGAAATTGTCTTAAATAGTCTTAAATAGTCTTGTGGTAGTGCCGCTGGACCAGTTCCATATACTACAATCATTTCGATAAAGCGATCGTTTACAGCAACAAAAGAAGCCCGGAATCCACTCCCAGGCTCTTTTCTTTATTCAGTTGTATTTTTTACTTTAGACTCTTGAGAAACTGAGCAAAAATCTCATCATCATCGACAGAATGGATTATAGTCTTAATTATCTTTGGGTTCTCATTCTTACTCTTGTTTTCTTTAAGAGTCTTATCTAGCTTCTTAGAGAAATCAACAACCTGTCCCATTTCCTTCTCAAACTTTTTGAAGTATTCAATAACAGATTCAACAGAGAAGGACTCGCCTAGATCCTCGCCAGAAAATGCCTCGGCGTACTCAATAATTGCTTTAGCTAGAACTTTGCGGCATGTATCAAGATATTCCTTATTAGCGGCAGCCTCCTGCTCTGCAGCGATGCGGGCATTCGCCTCATCCAGATCCTTATGGAATATCTTCAGGAGTTCCTCTGCACTGGTGCCGGCTTTTAGTGCTTCATATAGATCCATATGTGTATTTCCTTTCTTTTTTTATTGTAATTATATTATAACAAAAATTTTTAAAGTTTTCAAGTGAGGCGCGGCTCAGCAAAAGTCTTTTTTTTAATTATAATATATTTTTTAATATTTATCAAATGAAGAATCTGCGGAAATCGACCATATGAGCGATGAGACGGGTCCTGTTGTTTAGTGTTAATTTCGGGAATTTAATAGACGAGATGTGAAGTCGCAAGGTTCTAGAAAAAAAGCCCATATGGGACGCGAATGGGAGAAGCGGGCCTGGGCGGTGGCCCGCGGCCCGACAGCTTTTATAAAATGCGTAAAAAAACAAGGGACTGAACTTGTCAAGCCCCTTGTGAGATTTTTTATCCCTCCCATTTTGCGACATTAGCAATCAACTTAGCGACCTCATCCGCAGACAACCACCCCACAGGCTCACCCTCCAAAGGATCAAACTCCACTTTGCTAGTTTCCAGAAAATCGGACGCATTAGCCCAGACCCCAGCAGAGTTCCACACGGCTACCTCGGCAGTAGTAGACTTTGCGTCTTCCTTGCAAGAGAAATCCATATCGGGCGGGAGATGATTGTCACAGTAGTTACCCGCTCCCCACTGAACAGAGACAGTCAAACCATTCTCAAAAGTCATGTGGAAGCCTTTCCGCATAGTACTCACAAAGTTACTCATTTTTTAATTCTCCTTTTCTTTTGATAGTTAAAGTATAACATAAAATGACTTAAATGTCAAGTATTTCTTTATAACTTTTTCGATTATATTTTGTTTTATCCTGATAATATGCAGGACGCATTCCCACCCAATCTTTACGATTTTTAGAAGCTTTTTCTTTACGTCTTTTTTTGGATTCATTTATGTAAAGCGCTCTTTCAATAGTCTTTTTAGTCATTATTTTTGCCTCCTTGCTTTTTCTGATATTATAATAGCATAGTTTAGATTATTTGTCAAGACTTTTTTAAAAAATTTTTGGACCGGGCGTGTATAAAAGAGCAGTTAAAACCGCTCTTTTATATCATCAATTCCACAGAACTGAATTTTATTATCACAATTTTTATTATGATTTTTCAAGGTTTCAAAAAATCTTTCTTCTGCTTCTTCTTCATTTTCGCAATCACGAATTAACATAGTCCCAGAAAAATTTACCCAAAAATCTTTCATTTTTAATCTTCCTCCTCTACCATATAATCATCATCTTCATCCCAAAAGAATGCGGCGTCCTCACATTCTTTTACAGGATTATAACCTTCATCAACCATGCCGCAAGAATTATCTTTTTTCCAATAGGGGCAATCCCAACCATTAACAGGACAGTAAAATTTTTTCATTTTCTCACCCCCTGAATCCGCACATTGTGACAGATAATTCCATTAATTTCAGTTGCCGCCTGTTCAGCCTCAAAGCCGTCAGAATAAGCACCCCAGAACCACAATTCACCATCACATTTTCTTACTACAATAAATTCATAATCATCAGCGTAAGCAGGTTTATTATTGATTTTAACTTCCATGTTTTGCTCTCCTTTCCTTTTCTGATATTATAATATCATAGATGTGATTAATTGTCAAGAGGTTTTTAAAAAATTTTTTAAAAGCGGACCGGGCGAAACTCTCAAGCGATTGCTCTGAGAGTTTCAATCATTTTACTTGCGTGAACCGCTGTGCCAGTCCATTTTTTAAGGTGTCTTTCTTCATCATCGAATAAAATATCTGCACCAGTGTTTACATCATTTTTAGTATACCAATAAGGAACAAAACGAATTTCATCAAAGTGAACACTTTTTAGATGATTAGCAAGCCATTTAATTTTTGCGTTTCGTACTCTTTCGTCATATTCTGAAGTACTATCTTTTGATAGTGCGCTGACAATACAGATTTCAAAGCCTTTACGCTGAACCTTGTTCATAAGTCGTGCCAGTACCGAAAGATTTACAATAGGTTTTGCGATTGCGTAAGGCGTTTCATCGTGCGCAATAAGCATTTCAAGCCAGTTCTCTACTCCATAAAGATTAGCGATTGTTCCATCCATATCAAACCAAATTTTCATTCTTTTAGTCCCCCTTTCTTTTTCTGTAATTATGATACCACAAATCAAAACAGCTGTCAATACTTTTTTTTTCAAATTGGTGAAAAAATTTTTGTGCCCGGGCGAAAAGAGGGTCACCCCTCTTCAGCGCCTTTATTTTCAAAATATGGAGTCTGTGTAATAACTCCAGACCAATCAACGAGACTTTTATCTTGTAAATCTCCAACCCAGTCCCAAAAAATATTATGTGCTTCTTCGGAAGTTTTTGCTTTTATGTAGACACATCCTGAAAAGTCAATAGAAAAAATCTTTTTTTCTCTCAACTTTTTTACAAGATTTATACATGCTTCTTCTTCTTCTTTTGTTAAAAGGTATCCTTTAATTTCTGCCATTTCTCTTACCTCTTTTCTTTTGTTGATAAATCAATTATAGTATACCTTTTCCTATTTGTCAAGACTTTTTTTAAAAAATTTTTTGGACCGGGCCTGCGGAGTTAGCCTCCGCAAACCTCTTTTCTTTTCTGTTGTACAGTCCGCCAACAAGCCGAATAAATTCTATCTTTGTATTCCATACCAGACCGTAAAACCGCAAGCATAATTTCAATCTCAATTTTTACATCTTCCAAGCCAGTATGACTTTCAGCAAAATCAACCTTATTTGTAAGGTATCTATAAACAATTTCCGCGCCTGTCTGAATATTGCCACAATCAGATACAAAATTATTATCAAGAGTAAACTGTACATAGTCTTCAGTATTCAAAATGGAAGTGCAAGCCATATTCCAAATACAAAAGAATTCAGTACCAAAAGGGAAGAACCATTTAATCAGCGAACCGCTAATATATCTCACATCATTTCTTGTTGCTCTATTGTCGAAGCCCATGTTATAAGCTCCAACTTTTGTAACATTATATTCTTTCATATCAGAATGAATAGCTTTACGAATGTTACAAATAGATTTCATTATGCGCTTGCCTGCTTTTATGTCATCCCAATACTGAGGGATTTTTTCAGCGAAGTAAGCTTCTTTCATCAGTTCTTTATCAAGAAAGATTTCCGCAACTACGAAAGATTTTTCGATGAAAATTTCTCCTGTTTCAGTGTTAACAATAGCATAACCTACATCATAAGGAAGCGGCTGTTCTACACAGTTTGCGGTTTCAGTGTCAATTACAAGTACATTCATTTTTTTTATCTCTCTTTCATTTGATGATTTAATTATATCAGATATTAATGGGGTTGTCAAGGGGTTTTTGAAAACTTTTTTCGGATTATTTTACACCGACCATTAGCCCTCAAGGAGTGGCTCTCTTTGCGCTTGCCGTTCTCATTTCCCCTTGACAATTATTATTATAGCAAAGTTTCGGGAAAATGTCAACACTTATTTTTATATAAATTTTGGATGAATTTTTATGCAACACTATTATTGACACGAAACTCGGGCCGGCGCGATCGTGCGCCGGCCACCAATTATACCACATGTTTTTGTGGTTGTCAAGTAGAAATTTTGCATAAAAAAATGACCGAAAATTCGTCATTTTCACGGATTTTCGGTCAAAATTGACAGATTTTTTACTTTTTTGGCGGTCTCTGCTTGATTAAATCAAGTTTGTAGTGGTTTCCACCAACATCAAACTCAATAATCTTTGATTTGTTGGTGATTTCAGCTTCAAAACCCGCATTTTTCAAACAATTTGCAAGGATTTCGATAAGATTTTCCTTTTCTTCATCGGGTTTCCGCTCTCTGACTACCTTTTTACGAGGCTTATCGGCTTTTGCTTCGTGATTTACTTTGTTAGCCTTTGCTTTTGCAGTCAATTCTTCAACCACTTCATTTTCTAGATAGCCTTCATCCTCAAGCCAGAGCTGAACCGCTCTATCATAAGAGATTTGAAACTGCTTCATGCTCTTAGTGATTTCAGAATCGGGAATGTGAATATTTTTACCATTGAGATTATACGTCATGTCTTTTATCCTCACTTTCTTTTGATGATTTAAGTATACCACATTCCCTATTTAAAGTCAAGAACTTTTAGGGATAGTGCAGGGATTTTTTACATCCCTGCACTAAACGCTCAAGCTACGGAATAATAGGGAGTCTTCTTGACATACTCCTTAACAAGCGTTCCAGCCTTGACTAAATCCGTAAGCATGTGCGTGATACGCTGATTAGTCAGACCACCGATAGAAGGAACTTCTACCTGGAGTTCCTTAATGGTCTTAGACGTGTCAGCCTCAGTGAGATAGGCGACAATGTCAGCCTTAAAGCTGTCATTCTCAACCTGAGTCTTAGTCGGCTTCTTAGGAGAATTGGACTTGCGCTCAAGCAGTTCAATCTCATGATTGATGAAAGCCACCATTTCATCATTGTCAGCAACGATCTCGCGGATAGCAGTAAACATTTCCTTCTTAGTCATAATGTAGCACCTCTTTCTTTTGATTGTTTTGTTTTTCTTTACCTTACATTGTTATTATAGCACAAGGCTTTTGTTTTGTCAAGAACTTTTTTAACTTTTTTTGGCGCCTTAGAAAGTTTTTAGTGGTTGACTTCTTTGACTTTCCTTACCTTGTATAACTATTATAACATGTTTTCTTTTGTTTGTCAAGGGGTTTTTTTATTTTTTTTAAGTTTTTTTTTCTTGACCTCACAAGGTATTTTTCCCTTACCTTGTATAACAATTATAACAAAATTTTTTTAAAAAGTCAATAGCGAATTTTCATTAATTTTGGGATTTTTTCGATAAGAATTTTGTGTGGTTTTTCGCTTGACAAAATTGCCGGCGTATGGTATAATGGAAATTTCGGCGTTTTTGCGCGCAAAAACGCCCCGATAAAAAAACACCCCCGAAGGGGTGTTCAAGAAAGGAGGAACGAATATTGTCTATAGAGTGGGGAGAGCAGGACTTGCACCATGCCTTCCCAGGAATTACGCAAGGGCTATTATGCAACTGCTTGCCACCTAGGCTTCACTTTAAATCTCCCTAAAGGGTTTGCGGTTTTAAGGGATAACCGCAAACCCTTTGTTTTACTCTTCTACATTCTCATTCCCAAGGGCGAAGTAGGCAACTTTCTTGACGTAGGTGCGAACAACCTTGCCATCCTTGCGAAGGTCAGTCAGCATATGGGTGATACGCTGATTGGAGAGGTCAGCAATTGCATCGCACATCTCGCACAGCTGCTTGATGGTTACAGGTGCATCAACCTCAGCCAGAGCCGTCAGAATGTCAGCCTTAAAACTGTCATTCTCAACCTGCGTCTTAGTAGGCTTGCGAGGGCTTCCGCTCTTGCGGTCCAGCAGTTCAATTTCATGGTCGATGAAAGCCACCATCTCAGCGTTATCAGCAACAACGTTACGAATCTCAGCATACATTTCCTTCTTAGTCATAATGTAACACCTCTTTCTTGTGTGTGGGCTTTTTGCCCTTTCTTTATCTTACATATTTATTATAGCATATCTTTTTGAGCTTGTCAAGAGTTTTTTTTATTTTTTTTTGTTTTTGTTCGGGGAGCGGTGGGTGGCCAATCCACCGCCTTTTCTCATTCTGTCCGCGTCCGCGTATCTACCCCTACCACCTTTTTCTGTCATTGCGCTGTGGCTTGCGCTTTAATCCTAACTCTCATCATGGGCTTATCTATCTCCTTCCTTAACTGTAATCTCATTGTATCACAGTCGCCTTTGTTTGTCAAGTGGTTTTTTAAGATTTTTTTGGATTGGCTTTCCGTCTTTTCAAGTAATCAGAAGGCGCTTGGCTCTGCCGACTACCCTATTTCGATTTTGTTGCCCTTCCTTTATCTTGTTTTTATTATACCATAGGTTTTTTAGTTTGTCAAGAGTTTTTTAATTTCCCATCTGGATAAATCCATTATCGCCACTTGCTTTCCATGCATTCTTGATTCCTAACCTTTTTAAAAACAGACACTTTCTAATTCTTTTAATCATTTTTTTATTTCCTTTCTTTATCTTATGTACTTATTATACTATATGTTTTTTGGTTTGTCAAGAGGTTTTTTATTTATTTTTTTCTTTTTTGTTTACCTCTTTCTTTACCTTATGAATATATTATATCAAAAGTTTTTAAAAAAGTCAACAGGTAATTTTTATTAATTTTGGGATATTTTTTTGTGCAGTTTTTTCGCAGATTTCGCTTGACAAAAAAGCTGGCATGTGGTATAATGGAATTTTCGCCGCGACCCGGTGGATCGCGGCGCACCGAAGAAAAAAAGAGCCTTTCGGCTCTTTAAAGATTTTTTTGAATTAAAAAGAATTTTTCTTTATTTATTCAATAATTGCTGTGGATTGTCAATGGGTTTTTAAAAAAGTTCAAAGTTTTTTTAGCGTGGAGTCGAACCACTTTTACGTCATTTATCCGATTACCAACCAAGGGCTAAAATGGAAGAGAGAACCGAATCGAACGGTTTGTAGGTCATGCTCATTAACGTCATCTCACCTGAGAACATCTTCCCTTTGAACAATTATAGTATAGCACTTTTATAATGATGTGTCAAGGGGTTTTTCAAATTTTTTTTACCCGGGTATCAAGCCACAATTACCAAACTGTGGCTTGATATTCATTCCAAATAGCTAAATTCAAACGGAACATTTCAAGAGCTTTTTCTTTAGTCATAGGACCGAACTCCCGTGTGTATTCATCAAAGGTTTTTTCGTTCCAACATTCATAAAAATTATCACCACCTTTTGAATAATGTTTAAGAGCAAGAGCCATCAATTCATCGTAGGTTAAAGGCTTATTCATGTTTCCACCCTCTCATTTCTTCGTACATATCGCAAGCCCAATGTGCAAGACCGTAAGCATGATAAGGAAAATTCAACTTACTTGCGCATTCAAAAATCCAAGGAACAATTTGGTCTTCAGGCTCAAACCATTCTGATAACCGAAAGTCAGAAAAGAAAAACATGCTATCAGGATGTTTTGTGGACGCGCCCCACAATTCGAGAACAGTTTCATGGTCAGAAATTCTTGAATAAAGTTTATACATCTTTCTTACCTCTCTTTCTGAATACAGTATAGCACACAAGGAGAGATTTGTCAAGTCTTTTTTCAAAAATTTTTGCGTGCGCCCGGGCAAAAAACGAGGTTACCCCCGTTTTTGCATATTACTCAGTAATGTAATTGAGAGCGTCTTCAATGTCGATTTGAGTACCACACAATGATACAGTTTAAAGCGTCTTCAATGTCAAGACAAGACACACTGAAGTTATCCCAAGGGCAGCCCATAGATTCAACTTTACCGTCATTATGTCCGTGAGAATAATGGTGGCAAATAATGTCGCCGCTATTCCAAGGAAAGCGAATCTGCAAGCCATCCTGAATCACATTGAGAGTATGAGGGATGTTGTGAGCAGAGAGCTTGTTGGAGAGAGTCAAAATCGTGTTTGCAAAATCAGGGTTAATCATCATGATCTTTTTTCCTTTCTTTGTTTCATCTTTTCGATGATTTTATTATAGCACTTAGGTATTAAAATGTCAAGAGGTTTTTAAAATTTTACACAACCATTAAGATACCAAACAGCAAACATCCCACCACAATAAAGAGTAATGATAAGAATAATTCCTATTGTTTGAATGATTTTATTAAATTTAGAATCCATTTTATATTCTCTCCTTTTCTTTTGATGATTTAAGTATAGCATAACTGTTGTAGAATGTCAAGAGGTTTTTAAAAAATTTTTCGGCGCCCGGACGAACAGATGACTTCAACAGTCATCTGTAAAGCATCCCATGTAAGGATCATAACCGATCTCATAGTCACAGTTATCATAATCTTCATCAGGGTTTTTATCTTCTTCGTTAGAAAATATTCCATCCCAACAGGCAGGACAAATACCCGAAATAAACATCTCACGCTCTTCGGCAGAAAGATAGGGAAAAGCATCTTGAGCGTATGCTGTACCATCTTTCCAATTCCAGTAATCAGCTTCGTTGACGGCGATTTCATTTGCGTGACCGCAGATGGGGCAAACAGTAACGATTGTAATTTCCTTGTAATTAACCTTCATGATGATTACCTCTCTTTCTTTTGTACTTAAAGTATACTACATAAACGGCGTTTTGTCAATGCTTTTTTAAAAAATTTTAGGCCCGGGCTACTAAAGCGCAAAGCGCTTTAGTAGCAGAAATTAATCAGTAAAAGCTCAGGTTCCCAATTAATAAGTTTCCAGAGGTCATGTTCATCAAAAAACCGCTTAAAGTAGATTAATTCTTCATCGTCATTAGAGGGGATAGAAAATGTTCGGGCACGATACACAAGATCATTTTCACTTTTAGACAAGTCAGACATAATACCAATAAAGTAATCACCGCCTGTCCAGCAGTTAATGCAACGAGAGTAGTTATCCATTACTTCATCATACTCTTTATCTGTCAATACCTCTCTAAATTCTTCCATTTTATCATCAGAAACGATGATTCCATAACAAAGACTCAAACTATATTCAACCATTATGTATCTCCTTTTTTCTTTTGTTTTTCTTGGAACAATTATAGTATAGCACTTTTACAGTGGTTTGTCAATGGGTTTTTAAAAATTTTTTTCAATTCGCCCGGGCGCGCCTAAAGGGGCAAGCTACCCTTGTGAGGTAGCCGCCCCAAAGGGACAACCGCTCAAGCAGCGATGGAGTAGTAAGGGGTTTTCTTGACATACTCCTTAACAAGGGTTCCAGCCTTGACCAAATCCGTAAGCATATGCGTGATACGCTGATTGGTCAGACCTGAGATATCAGCAATCTCTACCTGCATATCCTTGATGGTCTTAGGAGCATCAACCGTGGTCAGATACTCCACGATGGTAGCCTTATAAGCATCGTTCTCCACCTGTGTCTTAGTAGGTTTCTTGGAAGAACCGCCCTTACGATTAAGAAGCTCGATTTCATGGTCAATGAAAGCGACCATCTCTTCATTGTTGATAACAGCATTACGAATTTCAGCATACATTTCCTTCTTAGTCATAGTAGATACTTCCTTTCTTTTGATTAATTTGTTTTTTTATCTTACATTATTATTATAACACAAGGCTTTTGTTTTGTCAAGAACTTTTTTTTATTTATCAATGTTGAATAATCCTTTAATAATCATGACCATAAGAGTGAACACAACTGCCAGAGGCCAGGAAAAACAAACTGTCCATCCAAACAGTACATGAATTCCGATTGCATTCAAACCCCAACACAGCACCCACACGATACCCGCATCAATCAAAATTGCAACGATAGTTCCAACGATGAGTCCAAGGATAGTACCAATAATCATAATTTATATCTCCTTTCCTTACCTTGTGCTTTTATTATAGCACATGTTGTTTTGGTTGTCAAGCCCTTTTTTAAGATTTTTTTATTTTTTGAGCGGATGGCTCGTCCGACCGCCAATTACCACCTATCCAAGTTCGACTGTTAGGCAACCGCTCTTTTGTTTTGTGCCTTTATTATAGCACTTATTTAAGTGTTTGTCAAGGGGTTTTCTTGTTGTTTTTTATGAGGAGTTTTTATTTTACTTACATCGGGTTATGCGCCCGAGAGAGGTTGTTTTCTCTCTCCCCTTGACATTTATTATGATATCATAAAACCCCTTAAATGTCAATAGATAATTTTTATTTTTTTTATTTTAACACTTTACCATGCGAAAGCCGGCGCCTGGCATATAAAATTTTCTTTTGTTAAAATTATAGGAAAATTTTATATTATTAATTAATTTATTTTTCACTTGACAAAAAATGTAGGGTATGATATAATTGAAGTTTCGGCGCCAGCTGAACGCTGGCGCGCCGCGAAAAATCAATTTAAAATTCAAAGCAAAGAGGGATTAACCCCTCTTTGCTTTAAAAACTTCCTTAATTTTCTGAATATGTTTCCGACTCCATTCTTTAATTGCTTCGGATCTTTCATCTACATCTGTAAGGTACGTGTCCTCAATACGTCCACCGCCACTAATTGCTTCCTTATAACTTGTAGTATTAAATTTTGTACCATCGGGTTTTCTTACTACGTAATTGAGAAGTTTCATGTTTTATTCCTCGCTTTCTTTTGATGATTTTATTATATCATGAAATTAGGTTTTTGTCAAGGGGATTTTTAAATCCCCTTGAGTGTTTCCAAAATTGCGTTTACGTCAAATGCTTTTCCAGTCCAGTTATTACGGTTTTTTTCTTCGTCATCAAACAGAATATCACTTGTCGTTTTAGCAAAATTCTGTTTAGGAGTGCCGTATTCTACAATATGAATTTCATCAAACTGAACACTTGCCAGGTGTTTTTTAAGCCAATTTTTTTTAACTTCTGTGACAGCGTTGTTATAATTACTATCACCATTTTTTGATAACCATGAAATAATTCCGATTCTATAGCCTTCTTTTTGAAGTCTATTCAAAATCCTTGCTAAGGCACTAAGTCTTACAAGCGGTTTTGCGATTTTATAAGGTAAAGTATCTGATTTTAACAGATAATCTAACCAATTTTCTACACTGTAAAAATCAGCGATTGTACCATCCATGTCGAAAAAGATTGTTGTTGTCATTTTTATTCCCCCTTTCTTTTGTCTTAATTATTATAATACCAATCTCTTAATTTGTCAAGCATTAATTGTTCTCTTTTAATATATTTATATTTTCTATTTTCTTCACACCAAGGACAACCGCCATGATTTCTACATGTTCTATCAATCGCTTTACTGCCTTGATAGGGCTTTCTATGCTCTTTTCCGCTTGCAATGGCTTTATTTAGTGCCATTTGATTATCCTCCTTTTCTTTTTGCAATTATAGTATAGCAAATTTTATTTTATTTGTCAATAGTTTTTTTGAAACTTGCAAGGATTTTTTACATCCTTGCAAGTGTCTTTTCATTTATGAATGTGGCTTTTTCAAATTTGATTTGATAAGCAACATTATTTACTGTCAAGTCTCCATCTTTTGTAAAAGGTACATTATCTTTTGTCCATTCCTGCCCATAAGATTCTGTTACCATCTTTTCAAAGATTTCACCTTTATTATACTTGCTTTCTTTTACGCTTGTTTCAAAAAACGCTTTGGAACAAAGAACTTTTGCACCTTTTGTCAGCAAGAAAGTTTTCTGTACTTTGTTCGGACTAAATCTCAAGCTATAACCGGCCCCGCGGCTTGCCTTATCAAGTTTCAGAATATAGGGCATAACTTCCGCCGTTGCTTCTACCATATAGACATTATTCTGAAAGTAAAATCCATAAATGTAATGGTGCGTATAGGAAAGCTCATTGTAACGGCTGATCATTTTTTCAAAAAGGCTCGTGTTCATCATCGTTTGTGTTCTCCTTTCTCTTGATGATATAAGTATACCACCATGCGCCCGGAAAGTCAAGCACTTTTTGAAAAAATTTTTTTGTCTGATTTTAAAAATTTTTATGTTAAATTGTCGAAAAATTTTTTTATATTAAATAGGCGTTTTTTATAAAAAAATTTTTAGATTTTATTTTAAAATGTCACATATTTTCAGACAAAATAATTGTCAGAATTTAATATCAATTATGTGATAATTTAATATTAAAATATAATATTTTCAGACAAAATAATTGTCAGAATTTAATATCAATTATGTGATAATTTAATATTAAAATATAATATTTTCAGACAAAAAAATTGTCAGAATTTAATATCAATTATGTGATAATTCGTTTAAAAAAACAGTGTTTTCAGACAAAATAATTGTCAGAATTTGGGAAAAAATTACTCAAAAAGTTGCACGATTTTTCGCTTGACAAAAAGAGGATCATGTGTTATAATTGAAATTTCGGCGCCCAGCGTTCGCCGGCGCGCCGAAAAAATGAGAACTGGGAGGATTTTTAATCCTCCCAGTTATGGACTGCCACAATTTCCCCATAATTGTCTGCTAGTTGGTAGAAGCTCCATTTCCCAAGAATGTCATCTCGGATATACCTATCAAGGATGGTGATTTCTTTAAAGCCAACAACGCGGATGTTCCCAAATTCCCATGTATTAAGTTTCATTTGTTTTATTTCCTTCCTTTTGATGATTCAATTATATCATTATGTATCTGGATTGTCAAGCACTTTTTGAAAAAATATTTTTATTTTTCTTTTTTTTCGTCTTCTTTTTCTAAAGGACAATCATGGGGTTCCTCATTATTCCAGTATTCATAATTTAAAAACCTTCCAGTTTTACAACACTGAACATAATTTCCAA